GTAGGGTCTTATCTCAGATGAGAACCAGATCCAGAACTACCATACTAGGCCAATGGCCTGCGAAGTCGTCGGGCTCTATAAGCCTGACTAACTACAAATGCGATGGCACTAGTACAGTGTCTACGGTCACGGAAGGCGCTCAAGCCGCCATTAACAACCATGTTGTTAGTGAGCGGATAAGCGACTACCTTGGACGTGGACAGTCGCACGGAGTGATACATAGGCGTTCGGAACGGCTGATAAATCAGATCGTTGCGGACTCTTATCCCAATGCTAGCTCTCCTTATGGGAGCTTTCATTACGGGGTGAAGCATAATGATGTGCTTCAGTATTACTCCAATGCGACTAGTCAGTTGCAGTTGATGGATGTTATGCATTCGTCGGCGGCACCTGCCAACTGGTCGTTCTCGTATCCCGTGGTCTCAGATGGTAGCATCTATGCAGATCTTCTTCAGAAAGCACGTCAGCTTAAAGCTGACGTTCTGTTGAATATGCTAGAGGCTAACCAACTGTGGCCATCGCTTAAGAGTCTTACTGTTTCCTTGCCAAATTTGGCAAGGAACTGGAAGGCTCTGACAGCTAAAAGGCGTATTGCGACTGCGAGTTCGAGCTTCCTTGCTTGGAAGTTCGGAATCGGGCCTGTTATGCGCGACATGGCAAATATTGCCAAGTTTGCGCCTGACATGCTTCGACAGTACAATAGGCATATCAATCAGAAGAACATTCGTCTATCAAAGTTATTGATGGGGAATGCTTCCTATGTGCGGGGTCCGTTGAACGGAGTGGCTAACGGAGTGACCTATGCGACACATACCTTTCAAGGTATGTGTTTGCATGGGCCCGAAGTTCGCTACGTTCTGCTAATCAAGCCTACACGCAGCAAGTACCTAACTGAGCAATTTGCTAAGTTAGATTTCTTGATGAGTAGGTTTACGACGTCGCCGGCCAGTCTGCTTTGGGAGAGAATTCCATTCTCTTTCGTGGCGGATTGGTTCGTCGATGTTCGTGGCTGCTTAGCGAAGCTTGATTCCCTGATCGGCGTTGAGCCTTTCAAGGTCTTGAGCTTCACTAAGTCTACTCGATGGCAGGTCCAAACCAGACATTATGAGCTCCTAAAGCGCGTTTGCGCTTCGGGGCCCACTCTGTTTGACGGACTTGTTACTCAAGTAGATGATAAACACTACGAGCGGTCTGTGCTCTCAGCTGGGTTTTTGCCCAGCTGGAAGCCCCGTTATGGTAAGAATCAGGCTGGCATTACTGCCGCCCTGATCGGTCAGCGATTGAGCCGACTGCGTAACGTTAGTTAGGTTAAGGCCCAACCAACATAAAATACCACATGAATGCCGATCTGACATTCAATACCATCGTGTTCAAGAAATCCTTCGATGAGAAGGAAGGTTCTGAACGCCGTTCCACAGCCCGGGGTATTAATACCCCGGATGTCATGACCATCAAGTCCCAGGATTACGTTGACTCGGCTACGAAAGTGCCGGGTAAGCGTTACACTGGACGTGTTGATCGTGTCACCATCGATGCGAACCTCCAAAGTATCACGACTTCGTGTTACTTTGTGTTCCAAGTCCCAGCCACGGCTCTTGCCGCGGATGTGACCGATGTCACGACTACCTTCAAGGCAGTCGTTGCTGATGCCGGCTTCATGGCTGCAGTTCTTAACAACGAGAAGTAACTAATCGCTGTTTTGAATACAGTCTTGCGTACGCCTCGGTGATGAACCGAGGTTGCGCAAAGCTGGAACCATGAAACGATGAACTAATACAGATGGGCAGTGTGGTACTCCATAGACATGAAGATTATAGAATCAACATATCAATGCCTGCTAGCGGATGTGGCTCGTTTATCTGGATTCTCTGAAATACGAGGGTCTAGGTACGATCTACATTGGTGTCTTAACGAGGCACCGCAGCTAGAGAAGCACTTGTTAGAACATATCGAGTCAGGCGTAAGCCTGGAGCTAGATAGGTTCCCGCAAGGTTTGCGCCGTCTCGTAGCCGGATCGGTAATCAACCCGGTTCTACTACGATACGCGCGACAGCTTCTTCTGTTCAGCTACAAAGCCTATGTACAATACGACAAGCAGTCCGAAACCGAGGCCTATAGAGGCTTCGTCTCGACTAATGAGGAGGTGCGTAAGTTTGGGGCTAGCATTTCTAATGCTAGCCCTTTGCTCTTGCGCCTCGCTCAGAGACACACGCAGTCGGTTCTCTATCGATTACGTGAACGAGACATTGTCCCGTTCCACGGTCCTGGTGCCTCCATCACTCCAAAAGAGCGATGGCAGCACTGGTACGAATCAATAGAGTACCTGTACCCCTATTCGGACTATATGGCCTGCTATTTTAATAGCGACCATGTAGCCCAATGGGGGGATCTCTACCAAGGACACATAGAAGCTAAGCTCATTCCTGTCCCAAAGGACAGTCGTGGGCCTCGCCTAATATGCGTCCATCCAGCTGAAGCCATTTGGATTCAGCAGGGGTTGAGGTGTGAGTTAGAGCGTGCCATTGGCATGCGTCGACATCATCGGGGCCCGTGGCCTTGCGGCCACGTAAACTTCGATGATCAGACGGTCAACGGTTCAATAGCCCTCAAAATCTCGAAAACTCGCTTATATGCGACTATCGATCTTAAGGAGGCTAGCGATCGTTTGAGCGATGTACTCGTACAACTCCTATTTGGGAGGAAATACAAGTACTTCGCGTGCTGTCGTGCTCAGAAATATAAAATCGCCAATCCGGAATTCACCGGATATGACGATAATATACATAGCTATGCTCCTATGGGGAACGCAACTACGTTCCCTGTTCAGAGCTTAGTTTTCTGGGCTATATGTTGTGCATCAATGCAGAGCCGCGGGTTTCATCAACCCAACTCTGTGTTTGTGTTTGGTGATGACATACTGGTTCCGAGTGACCAAGCTGAAGCCGTTATGGCCGATCTTGAATCATTCGGGTTGCGACCAAATACTCGTAAGAGTTTTTGGAAGTCGCACTTCCGTGAATCATGCGGCGTTGACGCCTATTATGGGGTCAACGTTACGCCGGTTCGTTGGAAGTGTAGTCCAGATGCCATGCACTTGTCGGAACTGTTGCCTTGCTCGGACCTAGCGATGCGTTTACGCATTGCCGGGTACGGCGAGGCTTCCACGATGCTGTATAGCCATGTCAGGAAGCAACTCAAGCGTATCACTGGGAAGGATTTGTTCGTTACGAACAATACCAACCACGGTGGCATTGCTGAGTATCTTCCGATTGACAGCTTATGTTGGCGAGATGCCTATTGGCATCAACACCTCCATAAGTATGTCAGTCCGATATGGCGCCTTCAAGAATTGGACCCAAAAGAGTCCAAACATGATTGGAATCATGTTCTTGAGAGTCTGACTTCTCTAACGAGAACCGGACGCAGTAACGTGCCCG